CCGCAATAAACGCATTGACAATCGAAGTGCTCTTTGATAGCTCTTCTCCAGAGCCGTTTAGATTCTGAACTTGTCATCGTTATTAAATTGTGTAAATAGTAATCAGGGTTTGGTAGTAATGGTGTCATTAAGTTCTGCTCGCTCCGCCTCTACCTCGGTTTCTTTTACGTGATTCTGGAACGATCTTTCCACCTTTATGTGACATATCTGTCTGTGGTCCGGGTTTACGTTCTCTACGTATCTTCATTAGGTCACGTCTGTACGCTTTTTTCTCAGGTGTGCTATTGATAGCTTTCTGATCTCGCCTATGTTTGAGTCGTGACCTCTTGTTCTTCCTGTAAAATCTTGCAGTTTTACCGGGGTTAGGGCTTAGTTTAGGTCCTGTTCTTGCCATATAATCTAGATTTAACTAAAGATGGATCTACTTTTGGTATGACTGACGCTAACCTATCTAAGGGACTACCCTCAAGGGCAACACCTGTAATGTCGTTAGTTTTTAGCCAATCACATGCAGCTTTCAGATCTGCTGTCTTTGCTTCGCCGCATTTTATTAAACGTAAAAATTCTTGGGTGACAAGGTAGTGCAGTTCATTAAAACTTTCTTCTGCTGCTTTCTTAGGTATTACCCTTGTGGTTTCGCTCATTCGATGTCTAGTCCTTTCTTAACGATTTGTAGTGCTCTGTCGTCAAGTTCGTTATCTGTAGACTCTACTAACTTTTCTAGTAGCTCAACTACAAACTTCTTAAACTTGTCGCTTTTTAGTCCTGTTAGAACTAATGGTTTAATTAATGCAAACATTACTTAGCCTCCTCTTTCTTGGCTTTTGGTGCTTTCTTTTTAGCAGCCGCTACTTTAGCTTTAGCGTCAGCTTCTCGCTGTGCGATAATTCTTGATAGTGTACTCATTTAAAATAATCCAAATTTCTTTTCTTTTTTAGGTGGCTTGACTTTGACTATAGGTACTATGTCCTGACACATCTTTGCATTAGGTGTGTTAGGTCTATACATAAAACCTTTTTTCATTAAGTCCGCACATTTATGTGCTCGAGTAATTTCAAACTCAAGCTTCATTTTCTCCTCATATCTCTTAGCCATTTCTTTACACTGCTTATATCCTGACTTATCTAGGGGAACCATAAAGTTAATCTGGAATCCCCAGTTCTCTGCTAGGGTGTAGCTAGTAGGTTGCATAAACTCATCTAATGGTTTGCTGTGATTACCCATATAAAAAGGGCTAAACGTCATAGTAGATCCATTACATTGTATGTTTGGACCGTATATTTGACGTGATGACGCACCATTGTTCTGAAACTGTACTTATTGTGCAAAGATAGAGTAAGAGTTTGTAGTAGAATCTGTTTCTATTGTTCTGTCTATTGTTATTGTTTCTATTGTCCCTGCTTCTCTCGTTGTTATTGATAGATCCCAACTTGTTGCGTTGGTTGTTGGTGTGTAGGTTGCACTGTCTGAACCAATGCCGCCAGTTCCACCGACTGTAATGTTTGTACCGGTGTAGGTTTCTACTGCCGCACCCTTGACATCGTGTACTATCTCTTCTGTTATAGTTTGGGTTGTAGTTGTCGTTGACTGCATCGACCCTGTTGTAAACTGGGGCGTGACAGTGTTTGCTCTTGCTACTGCGGGTGACAACAGGCTTAAGAGTATTATCCATTTAGTCATGTCTTTGGTTTTTCTTTTGTTTCTTTTTTACCATTGCCAGTGGACAAGCCAAAAGTGGCGAGTGCTCCAGTAAATATTGAAGCTGGGAATGTTATATCCCCACCGGGACTCTTTTTAACCATGGGTAGTTCGACATAATTAAGGGTTATGATAAACCCAGACCAGATAACGAC